TTTACTAGAGGTATTGTTAGTTACAACAGAGTCTTTTAGTTCGTTGTTGGTTACAACAGAGTCTCTATCGAATATAAGGTCCTTACTAGAGGTGTTGTTGGTTACAACAGAGTCTTTTAGTTCGTTGTTATTTACAATAGAGTCTTTTAGTTCTCTATCGACGATTAAATCTTTACTAGAGGTATTGTTAGTTACAACAGAGTCTTTAGAAGATTCTGAGGTTCTGTTGTTTATGTGTGAATTTATTTCCTTGATAGAAGATAAATCTTTATCTGAATTAATTAATTCAGTCTTTTCTTTTTCAATTAAATTAAGTCCAACGAGTGGATTGTTAAAAATAATATTGTAATTAGTTTTATCTCTATGGCTTCTATTTAATTGTTTTTCCGATTGAACTGGTTTTTCGAATGTAGAAGACGTTTTTTCTGTTGTAAATAAATTATTGCCTATAACAGGATAGTTAAAACTTTTAAACATTTTTTCTGTTATAAAATCTACATACGAATTTGTTTTGATGCTTGTATTGCTTGTCGTATTGTATTGGTTTTCTGGTTTTATTTTTGTGTTTATGTAATTATTTTGATTGTCTGTATAGAAGTTTTCGTACAGATTTTTTATAGTTGTTTCTAATAAATCCTTTAGAACATGAGAATAATCTTTTGTCTGTTTATTTGACTCTGATTTTTCTGGCTGTGATTCTTCGATTACATCCTCTTCAGAATTGATATCTGGTATATTGTTTATAGGAAAAATGACATTTAAAACCTGATTCTTCCCTAACAGTTTTTCCTCTATTAATTCTGAAATGGAAGATTCTATTGATCTTTTTGTTTTTATCAGGTTTTTAATGTTTGATTTCATCTTAGTTGTGCCTGCCTTATTTTAGCGTTTTCTTCCTCTATATACCCTCTTACAAGCGTCACATAAATGTCTCTTTCCCACGGAAACATGTTTTCTAGTTCCGTCAAAGAATAGTTATGAAACATCATCAAGTGAAAATTTAATTTGTAAATTTCCGCTAAATGGATGTGACTGAGGGCAATCCGAAAAAATCTTGTAGTCCTTCTAGTTTTATTTTTTTAACAGAACCAATAGAATTTGTGTATTCTACAGTGTGTGTCAATTTTGGCATAGTTCTAAAAAACTCTAGAACCTTTTTGAACTGTGTTTTATTCATAGATTCAAGAAAGTCTTTTACTTCCGTTATAGTATAATTTTCCACATTTATTTTTTCTTCTGGTGTTTCTATGCTCATCAAGCATTTTGCTATTAAATTGTAATAACCATCTGTTGTTGAAAAATCTGCGTTTGTTTCTACAAAATCCTTAAGAATTGGATATCTAAAGTTTACTGTGATTTCTTCTGATATTTTTATCTCGCCCGATTTTGGAGAAGAAGAAAATTTTATTTCCTCGATGTTAATGTCATTAATTACAATTTCACCTGTGTCTTCATCTTTGAGGTGAAGTTCTATAATTTCTCCGATAGATTTTGATCTAATTTGTAGAAACAAATTTTCTACGTCGTAGATTGGAAGTTTTAACGGATCTCCTATATCATCCACACAATTATAGATTATATCTGCTATACATTTCATTATGCTTGATTCTTTTTCTTCTTGTAGTGCAAGAAGAAGGGACTTTTCCTCTCTTACCAAAAACGGTCGAAAGTATACAGTCTTATCTTTGCTTGTTAATTTTGTAGCATATTTCGGAGCACTTTTTGTTAATAAATCAGATAACATAATTATTCCTTATTGGTTTCCAGCAAGCCTACTGGATCTACTAGTAGTTGTATATGCTGGATTATTGAAAACATATTCTTTGTAGTTAAATAAAACCTGATAGTTAACTAAACTATTTCTTTCGGCCATGTTATAATTTATAGGTAATACTTTAACTGGATAAGCCTCTAAAAACTTGTATTGTGCTATGTTTGTTCCTTTTTTTGTCATTGGTTGAAATTCTACAAATCCATTTGATATTATATCAGAATAACTTTCAATGAAGTCGTGGTATGGATCTATCAGAATATCCATCCAGTATTCTATCCATGCCGCTATTCCCATGTATTCTTCCAATAAAAAAGTCATAGAAAACTGTCCATATTCTCTTCTTATAGGTACTTTTCTTTTTACACCATAGTAAGACCAATCTATTGTTTCAAATCCTCTCTCTGGTGTAGAAAATCCTTGTGGCAAACCAAAAGAGGTTATGTCCGGTGAGAAGGTATATTGTGTTATTCTTCCGGTGTAAGAGGGAATTCCCAATACCACTCGAAATTGATTTGCATGTTGTGGTGGAAATCTTTCAAAATTGTCTAATATTTGCTTTGATACATCCATTTATTTCTTCTTTGGAAAAAGGTGATCTTCTGTAAGAATTACAAACTCCCATCCATTTTTTTCGCAAAAATATTTTGCAGATTCCCACTTACTTTTATTTATTTCATATGTGGTGGCTTCTTGTAAATAAGACTTAGATTTTGACTTTTTTGGTTGAGATGTTTGTTTTTTTGGTTTCACCTCTATCATCAGGGTTTTTATCTTTCCAGACGTGGATTTCATTTCTGCTATAAAATCTGGGTAGTAATTGTGCTTTTTATTGTCCTTTGGTGAAATATAAGGAATTGCTAATTCTTCGCTACCCCATCTCAATACATTTTTGTTTTCGTCGAGCCATTTACAAACTTTTCTTTCCCATAAAGATCTGCATATTATCTTTGTGGGATCCCCTATATACTTTGAAGCATTTTGTGGGATATATCGCGTTTTATATGGCATACTAGTATGTATCAGGGGAAAAAATGTCATTAACTGAGCCAAATTTCAGATTTCCGACAAAGGATAATTTACACAATTTTTCTTCCAATAGTTTTCAGCCTGGTAAGGAAAAGATTCCTTACCTAATGAGACTAGATGCTTATCGTTACTCTAATTCTGCCGCAAAAAGATCATATGGTGGAGATATACTTCAGAGTTTTATTTTACCTGTTCCTACCGAGGGACTTCAGAATGGCATTCGTATAAATTACGCAGAAATTCCGGCTAAAGAACAATCTGCCCTTGTTAGACTTTTTACTCAACCAACGACTTTATTGTCGGATGTTGCTGGTTGGTTCACAAAAACTGCACAGGATATGTGGACTACATCCACTGGTATTGATTATGGTAGAGTTCCGGCTGATATGAGTGAAAATACCTTCACTTCTTCTGGAAAAAGATCTTTTTCTTTTAAATGGGATCTGATTGCTCTTTCTCAGAGCGAATCTACAAACATCATGAATATGATAAATTCCTTTTCTTCATATTCTTTACCTGCGGCAAATTTTACATCCGACAGAATGAGTCAGCCTCCAATGTGGTCTATAAAATTGCTTTCTAATGACGGTAATTCTTCCGAAGATATATCGGAGCAACTTTTAGGAAGACCTAGAATGTGTTTTATGCAATCATGTGTGGTTTCTAGAGATATATCTGTACTGTATCGTGGAACAGAAGGTTTCCCTACCCCATTAAAGTATAACATCCATGCTTCTTTTGTAGAAATAGAACCAGTCTTTGGACAGGACGGAAGGATTCGTTCTAGATCTGATGTAAGGGAAGGAAACTGATGGGATATCTCAATTATCTACCTAAATTTAACTACACATTGGGCGGAGTGGTTGCCAGAGTCAGTGATTTGTTTAGAAGAGTATCTTTCACACAAAAAACATTAAACGAGTCTAAAAATTGGAAAGAGTATTTTTCAAACCAATATGGAAAACCAGATCAAATAGCAGAGTCTCAGTTGGGAGAATTTAACTATTATTGGCAAATTTTAATGGCCAATAATATCACGGACGAGAGTGGATTTCCCGACAATCTGATTCAATACAAAAATCATATTCAATATTTAGAAAATGGAAAATCATTGTTCTTTGAAAGTTTTTTTGGGACAGAACCTAGAGTTGGTGATGTTGTGTATTTGGTTGATGCTGGAGGTTCTGAGCCAGACACCGATTCCGGTGGTATTGTTTACGATTATGATAAACTACTCAGAAAAATAGATGTATCGGATACTTTTGGAACAGCATTTTCACAAGGAGTGACTGCCGCATTGTATGGAAATAATGATGCCGGAGAATTTGTAGAAAAAGGAAGACTTCTAATAAAGAAGTTTGTAAGCATAGCAGGGTCCGTAGATTATTTTGTCGATAACAATGGGAGAATTGCTTCTCCTTATCTTATTCCAGATGTGTCTGGTGTGGGTGGAACATACACTGATCCTGTTGGGATAACATTACAGGATGGATCTTTATTACATGAATATGTTATTGATGGAACATTACCTGCCAATTTTGGATTTGTCACTGAACTCCAGTCCTATGAAAAAGAACAAAACAAAAAGAAACAATTAAAATTGCCAAATATTGGATTGACAGACAAAATATCAGCAGAGACTAAAAGTCTTCTTTCGGATGGGATACAAGGTCAAAGAGTTAGCATATCTGGTATTTTTTCCGTTGGATCTACAAACACAGATACTATTAATGGATAATGTAAATGGCTGAAGAAAACTTTTTTTCTGGTCAACCAGAAATATCAAAAGCAATTCTTTATACAAAAGGAGGTCCTCTTGATCTTTTAAGTAAAGATCAAGGTAATATACCATTCTTCAAAATATTGATGAGGGAAAGTATGTTTGCCCCTATGGTAACAGGAACTCTTTTTATTCAAGATAAAAACCAATATGGGGAAAAATTAAAATTCTTTGGTGGTGAAGTTTTTGAGATGACAGTAGAATCTGTTGAAACAGATTCGGATCAAGGAGAAGATACTACAGTAACAGCACCTGATATTTTTGATTCTGATAGACTGAAAAAAATAAACTTTGTTGTCAATAGAGTTAGATCTGTCACTGACGAAGGAACTTTACAGATAGATTCTGAAGTCGGACCTGCTACAATGTGGACCTTAGATCTTGTTCCTTATGAAATGATGGTATTAAATAAGGAAGTTGCTCCTTTTTATGAAAAGGAATTTATGGGTAAAATAGCAAGCGACGGGGATGATGGTCTTATAAATTACCTATCGAAATACTTCAAACCAATTCCACCAGCATCAGCACAAAAACCAATGGATATCGAACCAACTATCAACAATGTTTGGTTGAAGGGTAGTCAAGCAAGTTATCCTCTGGGTAAAAAGAATTCTCATCTAGAACTCGGCCGACTTATCAACTACTTAGCAGAAAATGCTGTTTCGGAAGACAATGTAAACGCAGTAAATTATTTATTTTGGCAGGATCTATCTCAATGGCATTTCAGATCTATAGACAGTCTTATAAAATTACAAGAAACCCCGGTTAAAACTTTTAAAGTCAGTTTCGAAAAGACATCAAAAAATGTTTTCACTGGCTTTGCGGTAACTAAACAAGCGGATCAAACAGAACTTATCAACAGTGATGCCCATCGTGCATTCTATGATCTGATAGAACCAAATTACGACGATCCTTATTTACATTATATGCCAACAAATGAAAAATTAAAGAAACAAAGAATTAAGTATGATTACTTGGAAGATTATGACAAATGGAGTCATATTGAAAAACACTGTCCTATTGTTAGATCTATGAATTATGATGAGCAAAATTCAAATGAAATAACAGATAATTGTTTTGGATGGTATTCGTTAGGAGAATATAACGACAGTGAAGCCACCAAAATGGACTTCTACAAAAATGAAAACCAGAAATCAGATATCAATGAAGTTTGGCAAACTATGTTTGATATTACAGATCTGGACATAGAAACTATTAAAAAAATAAGACAAGAGATATTAAAGCCAGCAAAAACCAAATACGACATATATTCCAGAAAAAGACTATTAAAAGAAAAATGGAATGTGTATAAGTATTCAATTTGTTGTTTAGATCAACCAACCCCAGAAGCAATAATGAAACTGGGTTATATTACTGGGTTTGAACGGTATGCACTTCCCACAGACGAACCCGGTGTTCCTAGACACATTTGGAAATATACTTGGGTTCCTTTGGAACTGTGGTTAAAGGATGAGGTTGAGAACTTAGATGAAATATTACAAGGTGCAACATATGAAGTAGTTGCACAGGACGGACCTTTTGCGGTTGTTCTCCTACCTCCCCCAGAGGGTGTAACATTAGAGGCTTATAATATTAACGAAATTAATAATGATTACTATGGCAGAGTAGCATCAGAAATGCCAGATTATGATTCGGTTATTAATGGACAAGAAGGACAAAATGCAGGAAATACTGCATCTTACTTGGGGCCTGGTATTAATGAATGGATCCTGAACAACAATAGTTCTTATTATACAAAGAGAGAAAATTGGACTCAGTTTGCAAACATATCTTCTCAGCACTATCTCCCAGTTGGTGGAGCATTAATATTACACGATGATATGGCTTTTATCAATGACGGACTACATTACAATTCTGGGGTTGAAGATTCTATTGACACATGGTCAACTTATATTAAAGAATGTTATCTAGAACCAAGAGGACATGTTGTGGAAATACTAGAGGTTCCAGACAATTTACAGGTTCTTAGGAAGACAGATGATCCTGTCCCAAGTGAAGTAATTTACTTGTTCAATGTAGAAAATGCAGTAGATGGATCATGTCCTCCCTGTGTTTTGGGCGATTTGGTTATAACTCCTTCGTGAGAATAAAAAATGACAAGAGCAAAACATAGGACAATTTTTCCTCCTAACAGGATTGATATTATTGTTGCATTTGATGATTACTCTATAGAGAATGAAGGAACATGTAGCACCCAACCAGATCCATCCAATATTCCGGCTTGTGCAGATTGTCCTTGTTTGGGGGAATGTAGACTGTTTTCTGTTTGTTTCCCGACAGATGTGATCATAAATGATGTCTCGGAAGATTATTGCTTAAGCCGTAGAACATGTGATTTTGGAGAAACACCATCGGAAGATAATTGTCAGGTACAAAGTGGACCTTGTAATATAAGCGCAACATGGACAAGAAATGATCCTACATGCAGTGACAGTTTTTGTTCTATATGCGACGAAGACACGAATCCCACTAAACACTATTGTGAGAATATACCGTCAAATCTTTTTACAAATGACGGAAGAAATCCCGGTGTAGAACAGGGAGCAATCGAAATAAACGGATCTTTGTTTGATATACGATATTACATGAGAGGGCATGGTGGAAGAAATTTTAGTGTCGGGAATAACACATACAGCACTTCTGGATTATTTCAGCAATCTGATGGTGTAATTACACCAGAAACTTTGATATCTCAAACGGCAAAAGCAATATCACAATTAAATGATGCGGGCTTTCTTGGTTATATTTTTATAGTGCCCAGACATCCAAATTGTTCACAATACCCAAACGAAGACGATAGTTGTCCGGGCAGTCAGACAACCAGAGAAAGATGTCAAGAAAAATACCAAGAACTTAAGGTAAGGAGAGAAAATTACTTACAGAGAATAGAATTATTCAAGCAAAATTTAGGAATATATTCTGAAAAGGTTCTAATAATAGAACCGGATTATGAATACAATCAATATTCTGATTTCTCCGATGAATTTATAAGTGCAGTAGAGTCTTTAAGAACAAACGAAGACGGAAGTGTATCACGTCTAGATTTTTTGAATTTTAATTACACTTCAGGAGAAGGCCCTTCCGTCGGAGGGGGCAGCAGAGGTCATTTGTTCGACGCATCTATAAGTAAAATTTATAGAGAATATTCTAGTGATATTTGTTATGAAAAATTTCTAGAAATATATGATCAATATCGAGAAGATGTACCACAAGCGGCCGTTAATGACTGTCTCCCTTGGTTCGCTACACATTCTGGGAGGGGTTTTGGTGTAAATATTCTATTTCCAATCAACTGGGGCAGTTATTCTTACAATCCGTTATTCAGGAATACTGGATTGTGTTCAGGTATACGCGGGTGCAGTAAAATTTTTAGTAGTGTTCGACCAAGTGGATATTTTGAAACTGGTGGATATCGTTCTACTGGCGTTTATGATAACAAGTGGTTTGATCTTTATAGAACCTTTGCTTCTCATGCATCTCATCCAGCCAATAATTTTGTAAGTAATTGTGAAGTATTATGTAAACAAAGATACGGAAAACAAACACAAGATTTGTTTATAGTTCCCTTAATAGACAATCAAGGTACTATAAGTGAGGTAAAAATACCTGTAAGACTTTTCCAAGAATACGTTGATTATTTTGATTACGATTCTTGGTTAAATTGGTATGAAGATTATGCTCCGGGTGGTTCTGGTTATCCTCTTTATAGTCTGAGTGCATCTTGGCCAAAACAAGGATTGATGCCACTAGTCGCATTCACTTTCCCCGCTGAAAACTTACAATCTTGGAAATCTTCTACTATACCCACACAGAATAAATGGGTGAATTTACAAGAATTCTATCCAGATCATCCTTTCGTAGAAAAAGAAAAAGAAATTTATCCAGATCGAGAATATTCTAGATTTATATTCGATCTATACGAAAACATAGTACATTATCCCCAAGGAACACAAAGATGGGCGGCTGGATCGGATTCTATTTTTGAAGTAATTCCGGACGGAAATTACATTATTGTGGGTCAACAGTTTGGTTATCCTGCTGGTAACTGTCCATGTTGGCAGTATGAACCATTGAATGATTTATTCAAGGTTAGTTATCCAAACAGAAGAGAACCACCTTATTTTTCTGGTGTAAGCGGAGCACCTTTTAATTCACCTGGTCCAAACTTTCCTTCTTCATTCGGAGACTGTAGGCATCAAGCACCTTGGCCTCTTTATCCTTGGGACGGTTATTATTCGAACGGAGAAACTTTTGCTCCTATTGCAGACATAGGAGGAGGAAATACCTATGACTGCGGCCGATGGTTGGGCGGGGAACTTTTGGGGTGGACTGGACCTAGGTACTAAATAACAATGGAGTAAATTATGCCAGTAGATCCAAGAAAATTATTAGAACTAACTAAAGAAAGTAAACTTTATTGGTTTAAGCACCATATTCCTATAACACAAGAGGAAAAAAGACACTATAAGTGTGCAAACCCAGATGGACCAATAATTGTTTCTGGTTGTCCAGATGATGATCCTTATTGCACATGTCCAGCAAAAGAATTACAGCCAAAAGACGCATTTCTTTTAAAGGGAGATTCAAAAACTTTTGTTATAAATGCACAGGGAGAAACTCTCTCCTCCTTTGACACATATACAGAAGCGATAGAATATTTGGACGGATTGGAATCGGATCCAACAGCAGAACCAACGGATGAGGAACTTAATGATTATCTGGAAGAATCAAAATATTGTAATTTAATAGAAAGCGTTTTGGGAGAAGATTATCTTGGATGCGACTGGGATGAACCAGACTCTCACTTTAGTTGTACTTGCCCAGAAATTGGGAAAAAATACAAGGATTGGAAAAAATACACCAAAACATATTCTACCTTCTGGAATACTCCAAAAAATGCTCCATTGTTGAGAAATGCTCAAATGAGCATGATTACAATGCAAAAGGCAATAGCAGTTGCTCATGGAGATTTTTCTCTTCGACCTGGTATGATAATAGGGGTTGATGTTTCTATGCAAGACGCAGAGGGAAATGTAGAACTTAAAAATGCCAGTGGTAAGTGGATGATAGCAGAAATAGAACACAATATAACCGGCACAAATAACCACACTATGGTTTTAAACCTAATACGGGATAGTTTTTATAAAGATCCAAATACATCAGAATAAAATTAATACATAAGTATATGGCAAATAACTACATTTACTCTGATCCAGAAATAGATTTTTCTAGAAATAGATACAACAATGATGCTTCCAGATCATTAGATCTGAATGCTATTCAGCAGTCAGTTATCAATATTATAATGACATCTCCAAGAGAAAAGCCTTTTTCTAGGGATTTTGGAGTTGGTATTCAAGATCTTTTATTTGAATTGTCAGTTGAGGATGATATAGCCTATATCGCATCAGAGGTAGAAAGACAATTGCAAAAACATGAACCAAGAATTAAATTTCAAAGAATATACTTCGAGAGAAGTAACTTTACAGTTGATATGTTTGTGGAATATTCGGTTTCTTTGAAGTCTTTAGGTACTGTACCACTGCAAACAATTAAACTAACATTAGAGAAGGTTCGATAATGGCAAATCCTCAATTAAACATAGGAAATCTGGACTTTTCCGACATAAAAAAGAGTCTTAAGACGTATCTTTCAAATCAAGATACTTTAAAGGACTATGATTATGAAGGTTCTGTTATTTCTACTTTGCTAGATCTTTTATCGTATAATACAATGTATTATGCTTTTTATTCTAATATGATAGCAAATGAAATGTTCCTTGATTCTGCACAGAAAATATCAAGTTTGATTTCATTAGCAAAACCTCTGGGATATGTTGTTCCGGGCGCAACATCTGCAAGATCAGTTTATCAAATTTTATTCGGCGGGGCTAATAGAACCATTCCAAGATTTCATAAGTTTATAGGAACAGATGAAAACGGAAGATCGTATAATTTTTATACTATAAATGAAGCACAAACAGACGGTACTGGAAATGCAGAAATAGAACTATACGAGGGTTCCAATTTTTATGATGGTGTTCAGGTTACATTAAATGAAGATAGAACAAGAGCGTTTATATCAAGAACAGATATTGATATCAGAACTCTTGTTGTTAACGTAGATGGAGATGAGTGGCAATTATCATCAAACGTAAATGATCAGATAAACTCAGAAAGTGAAGTCTATTTTCTTGAAAGAACCGACGCAGGGTTTTATATCATATTTTCTGGGAATATAAGCGACGGTATTAATGTTGGTTACGGAAAGCCTTTACCGGAGAATGCAATAGTAACAGTAAGTTACTTGACATCCAGTGGAACGGTAGGAAATGGTATAAATTCTTTTACTACTGACTGGACTGATATTCTTGACACCGAAGCACTTATAACCAGAACTGTGGTTGCCAGTGGTGGTGGTTCTTTGGAACCAGACATTGATGCTGTTAAGTTTTTTGCTCCGAAATGGTTTTCTTCTCAGGATAGAGTTGTTACAAAAAATGATGCTATTGCGATTTTAACAAAAGAACTTTTGCCTGGGTTGGATGATTCTGATACGAAACTTTCAGTTTGGGGCGGGGAGGAAAACGATCCTCCATATTATGGTAGATTTTTTGTTTCTCTTTTAGGGGATAATGAATCTGAGGAGATAGATGGCGAAACTATAGTAACTGCCTTAAATGTTCTTAAACAAAAATGTGTTGTTACTGTTCTACCAGAATATGTTGGACCAAATTTATCGACAATGATTGTCAGGATGAACGGAACCTCTAATCAGAGCCGCACAAATAAAAGTCCTTCGGTTCTCCAGGCAGAAATAGCAACAGCATTAAATTCGGAGTTTGGTGGCTCTTATAGGTTCAATAAAGAAATAACTTCATTTGATATTCAGAGAATAGCATTGTCTGTGGATCCTTCTTTGAATATAGAGCCCAGTTCTATTAGTTCAACACATGAAATTAATTTTTCTTTAAGCCAAAATATAAGGTATTTTTCTTTCAAGAATCCTATAAAAATTCAGAGTGGTGCAATTAACAGCAGATCAGTACAAAGCACCCCCACGCTGGGATATCTTGGCTATACAGATCTGCAAGTTGTTGAT